GTTATGGACAGATTTCGAGTTCGGCGGTGCCGGAGAGATAGTCTTTGATTTCGGCCATCCAGCGGGCGGTGAACTGGTAAATAACGGGGTCGTTGTCGATGACATACTGCTCGACGCGGGAGTTATAGGCGTGGTTTCCGCTGCCCTCGATGGTGTAGTGGTTGCCCTGGTCGGTGCGGCAGCTGATGAGCTTGGCATGGGATGAGCAGAACCAGAGGGTGACGGCGGGGTGCCCGGCGAACTTGTTTTTGACGATTTCTTCTTTTTCGCGGTGGGCCTTGTTGCGCAGGTTGGACATGAGGATTTCAGCCTGAAGAATGCGGCCGGTGTCGATCATCTCAAGCAAAAGCAGGGCGGCGTGGTAGTTGATGGAGTAAACGGCCATGCGCAGATCAACGATCACTTCGCGTTGGGCGATGTGGTGCAGCAACTCTATGGCGTTGAAGCTGCGCCGGGTGACGAGGCGGAATTGTTCGCCGGGCGCTGGCAGGCCGACATCAGCAAGGCGCTCGATGACGGCGGCGACCTTGTGCTTGTAGGCGCGGTAAAGGGAATCTTCCATTTCTTCCAGCCCGGAGGTGCGCGGGTCTTTTTCGCGGGTGCGCCAGGTGAGGGGCTGACCCTCGTCGAGGCTGGCGAGAGCGCCAAAGTCGGGCATGGGGAGCAGGCCGGTCATCACGCGCCCCCGACAAATTCGGCGGACCATTCGTCGAGTTTGCGGCGGCTGCCGATCCAGATTCCGGCAGTCCCGTTTTTTCCGCCTTTGCGGATGGGCAGCGAGAGTTCACGGTGCCATTTGAGGGCGGTGGCTTCGCTGATGCCGTGCAGGTACTGGCAGATTGCTTTCATGCCGACCAGCAGGTCGCCGTGTTCGTCTTTTTTCATTACCACCTCCGTGATTTGTGCGGTTTACGGTTGTCGTCGGTTTTTGGTTTATCGGCTGTGCCCGGGTCAGTGCCGGGGCGGCGGGCGTGCTGCCAGCCGAGGTACATGGCCAGGGCCAGACCCATCTGGGCGCAGTCCCATAAATGATTGGCTTTGCCGTCGGGGCATTGCCAGAGTCCGCGTTCGTCGCGGCCTTCGGCGCACATCTGCCGGGCGTAGGCTTCGAGGTTGTGGCTTTGCTGGGTGCCGGGGTCGCGCTTTAGGGCGGCGAGTTGTTCGGCGGTGAATCCGCTGTGTAACACCCAGGCGCCGGGATCTGTAGGATCGATGGCCAGCTTGTTGGCGATGATGTCTTTGTGAAAATGGCTGTCGATGCTGTAAAGGTTGAGTCCGCCGGGGATGGGGCGGCCGCTGCCGGGGTAGCGGTCGAGGCGGCTGACAGTGACCGGCTGGGTTTTGCGGCTGCTGGCGCCTTTGGCGGCGCAGGCTCCAGTACGGCGGCACCAGGCGTAGACTTCGGCGGCGCGGTGCCCGCCGGAATCGATGACGCAGGCGGTGACGCGGTGGGGCTCGCCGTTTTCGTCGGGATATTCGCCGGCCAGCAGGGCATCGGGGCCGGTGAAATCGGCGGCGGCGCTGCTGTGGATAAATCCGGCTTTGACCAGCCAGCTTTTTAGATCGAGCCCGTAGCGCCAGGCGCGCAGTTCGTACCAGAACCCGGAATCCTGGGTGTCGATGGAGAGCAGCAGGGCGTCGGCTTCTGAGGGCATCTGCCCGGCGGGGCGCTGATCGCGCAGGCGCAGGATGGCGTCTTCTTTGCGGTCGGAGATTTCGGCGGTGTAGTCTTCGACCCGGTAGCCATTGGCGTAGGCGATTTTGGCGCTCAGACCGCCGGTTTCGGCGCGGAGTTTGGCGGCGACGATTTCGGCGAGGGGTACGGTGGGAAAAACCCAGGCGGGGGCATGCCAGCCGATGGAGTCGGGGCGCGGTTGATCGGCACCTTGTAAAATGTGCGGGCGGCCTGACTGGTAGGCGGCGGCGCGCTGGGCTTCGTCCCAGATTGACCCGCAGGCGGGGCAGGCAAGGCCGAGCTCGGCATGGGCGGCGCTGGCGACGGTGGTGCCCTGAGGGATAACCAGATGCTCATCACCGGGCAGGACATATTCAAAACAGGCCGGGCAGTGCATAGCCCAGGTTTTAAGCTGAGCGCAGGCGAGGGTTCCGGCGTGAATGAAGCGCCCGGCCGGGGTGCTGGCAAAGACATACTTGGAGCGGTGGCGGTCGTCGCGGGCGCGTTTGAGGAACAGGGTGATGGGGTCGCTGCCCTCGCTGGTGCGCTCGGGGAATTTGTCGCATTCGTCGGCAATGTTGAGACGGCCGAAATAGGCGGCCATACTGCCGGGCGAGTTGGCCCAGGCGGGAAACAGGCGGATGCCGTGGTTAAAGCGGATGGTTCCGCGCGCAGTGTCGTCGGCACTGCTGGAGAGATAGCGGGCGATGCGGCCGGGGCGGCCGTGGTCGTCGCTGGCGCGAAAGACGGGGATGATGCGCTCCCCCATGGCTTTGCGGGCGTCGTGTTCGGTGGGCATGAGCCAGAAGATATTCCCTGATTGGGCTCCCTGGTCGATGGTGTGGCAGACGGTGTTGAGCAAAATTTGGGTTTTAGCGCCACGCTCGGGCAAACAGATCCAGACCTGGCGTACCCAGGGTTTACCGATATCATCCATGATGGGCAGGGTGTGCGGGACCATATCACCGCGCCAGCGGCCGGGTTTAGCATCGATTTCGGTGACGCGCCGGTACTTCTCGGCCCATTGGCTGATGCTGAGCGGCTCGGGTGTGCGCATGCGCTGCCGCAGGGCGCGGCTGGGCTTGGTGGTGACGCTGCGCCCGGCCAGGTGCGCGAAGAGCGGCAGCGGGCGGATGGTCGGGGTGATCAGCATGGGGTGTCCTCCAGAGCTTCGATGGTGACGGTGATTTCTCCGTTGTCGGCGATTTCGTTGGCGGCGGCGGCCAGGGCGGAGTCGATGATTGACTGAACCTCGGCAAGCCGACCGGGGTGACCGCCTGCGGCGTGGATGATGGCGGTTAGGTTTTTGCCCAGGTGATAGGCAACGGCGTCACGTAAACGGCTAGTCCAGACGCAGATTTCTTCTTCAGCGTTTTCGCGCCGGATCCAGTCACGGTCGAGCTCGCGGGCTTCGCGTTCGTCCTGGCGCTCTTTGATGCGGGCTTCGGCTTCGGCTTTAAGGGTGTCGGCGAGTTCTTTGCGCGCGGTGAGGTCTACACCGCTGCTGCTGGCGGGGCGCTCTTTGCGCAGCATTTCGCTCACAGCGAGGCGGCTAACTTTTTTGCCGTCGGCAGGGACGCTGGTGTAAAAGCTGGATTTTTGGCGCTGGCCGCCGTTTTCGGTGTACCAGGAAAAGGCGGCGGCTTTGTCTTTAAAGACGGGGCCGACGGCTTTTGCGGCGTCATGGGGAAAGGCTTGCGGCCAGAGACGATCAACGGCTTGGCTGAGGGCATCGCGTGCGGCGCTCCATTCTTTGCGGTTTGCGGCGGTTTTTTCGCGCCCGAAGGTGTGCGTCCACTCAATATAGGCGTCATGAAGCAGCCCTAGCTCTGCTTTATCGGCGCCGGTGAGGGCATCATGGAGTTTTTTCACGCGTTCGAACATGGGCGGTGTCCTTTTGCGACTAGAGGTAGTAGTCGCGGGCTGTGTTTTTTACAGTTGGCTAGCTTCTTGTTCTGATCTCCTCATCATCCGCGCCAGATCAAGGCGCTTAGCTCAATTATTGGCATCTCTTTTTTGCATTGCTCTATAATTATCGCTTGAACCAGAAATATAAGAATCGGACATAATTTTCCGCATTGCGTTTCGCAGGTCATCAAGCGTTTTTTGCAGAGTGTGGTATTTCAGAGACGATCCTGCTGCTTTTAAAATTGAATCGATGTTCGCGTCTATTTTTTGTTCTGATGTCATGGCTTGTGCCTTTTGGTTCTTTTAAGGGTTTTTATTTGTTTGCTATGTTTTCTCGCTTGCTGTGTTCTTCGGCTTTTTCGATGGTCTGGAGCAGGGCTCGGGTGGCGCCCTGGGTGGTTTTGTGGGCGTTGGCGAGCAGGAGCAGCCCGGCAATTTCTTCGAGACGGTGGTATGTGTGGATGTTGACAAGTGTTTTCATGCGGTGTCCTTTTGTTTAATTATTCATCTCGTCGTCAGCACCCAAGACTTTTTTCGCTTTTGCTTTCTTTTTAAACAATCTGGTTCTCGCATTACAGTGCTGACAAGCATAGGGATACCGCTCTCTTCCAGCAGAATCCACCATCTTTCTTAATGTCCAATCAGGCCCATTTCCACAATTTTGGCAAGGTTCATTTAGCTTTTCTTGATGATTAAACATTTCATTACTTCAACATAACAGGTGGATTCTGTTCTTGTGGTTATAACAGGACATCAATTATCCTCTCTCTTCGTTAATAACAATCTGAAGACACAGGTTTTACTGCGTAGACTTTTTATTTCGTATCCTCTATCCCTTTTTTAAATCAGGTTTTTGTGTTGTTTTTTTCAGCTATTCTCTCTCTTTCTTTGAGGAGCTGAATCACTCTGTTATAACTTTCACAACTATCGCCATACTTTTCATTCACCGCTTCAATAAAAGCTTCCAACGTATCATGAAAACATCCGGCACAGATTGAACCGTCCGGTTGAACAGTTATAAATCTGTAAAATTCACCGACTGGGCCTAACATTAAAATTTCACCGTCTCCGGTATCTGTTCCAGTACAATGAAGCATACCAACAACTTGTCGGCTATTACCCGTTTGTTGGCTATCACCAAACTGTCGGCTGTCACCGTACTGCTGGCTATTTCCAAACTGTTTGCTGTTTCCAATCTGTTGACTCGTATCAAACTGTCGACTATTCCCGAATTGCCGACTATCCCCGTACTGGGTGCTATCCCCGTGCTGGCTGCTATTGCCAAATTGTCTGCTATCACCAAACTGTTGGCTGGTACCAAACTGTTTACTACTACCGAATTGGTGGCTATCAGAAAACTGTTGGCTGTTACCAAACTGCCGACTATGCCCGGACTGTTTGCTATTCCCAAACTGACGACTGTTCCCGTGCTGTTGACTATTCTCGAACTGCCAACTATTCCCGTACTGTTTGCTGTTACCAGCTTGTTGACTGGTATCAAACTGTCGGCTATTATCAAACTGTCGACTGTCGCCAAACTGTTGACTATTCCCGTATTGTTTGCTATCACCAGATTGTTGGCTATTACCAAACCCAACAGAGTTCCCCGATCTATTGGAATTTTGGTAACCAACTGCTTCATCAAAAAGCCAACAATTCCCTTTTTGACTTAAATTCTTTTCTAACTGCACCCAACCACCGAGGTCTCCGGCCTTAACTGGTAAATGAATGGTTTCAAAATCTTTTAAAGCTCTGATTCTAAAAACTGTTTCACCGGTTGGCATTACCTTACTTTCATTCGTCAATTTATATTTCTTCATCTGTTCTCTTTATTATTCGGATCATCCGTTAACTCAAGGTAAATTTGTAATGTGTGAATGGCCTTTTTAATATCAAGCGTTCCGCCCTTGTCACGCTCACGTGCGAGGTAGGCAATTGCCGTTCCCTTAGCAAATCCGCGGAGTTCGTCTCGCGTTAACCACTTTTCCAAAACTTTCCATGGTTGATAGTCACCGAGTTTCGCATAATGGTCTCCGCCTTCTTGTTGGTTCAGCGCACTCATGCAACCTCTTTCTCCGGCAAGGTGCTTGTAGGATAGATTATTTCAGCGTAGCAATTTTTGGCCATACATAGCATCCGATCATAATCAAAACCGCATCCATAAATTGGGAACATGCGTTTACCGCATAAATCACATAGAATATGACTATTGCAGGCCAGTGAAAACTGTGTAATTTGGGAAGCATCTTTTTCCATTCCCACACCTTTCTTATTTATTCTACTTATCAGTAATGTTGTGCCGAAACCCCGCTTTTGCCCGCGGGTACAAACAAAAAAAGCCCACTTAAATGGGGGCTAAGGGAATCAAAGGTATGCACGTAGCGCCTTCAAGAGCAGCTCTCGAAGTGACGACCCCTCGTCAACGGCCTTGTGTTTTGCTTGAGTCCAGAGGTCTTCCGGGATGTCGCGCAACAGGTAGTTTCCCGCCGAGTGGGTTTCGCGGGAAAGTCGCCTCGCAATCTCCGTGGCGCTTACCTGTTTGCCCTCTGCCCGCAGGGCGTCAATCTCAATTTGCACATCCTCGGCGCAGGGTGCGCAGAGCAGCGCCCCGCCAATACCACGGCCACCTTTCAGGGGTTTTCCGCATGCGTCGCAATCTCTCATGGTCGTCTCCTTTTTGTAATGTGGGGGGAGCACTCGACGCCAGCAAGGCGGAAAGCCTGAACCCAGAAGCCATACCCTCCTGTGTTTTTGGGTTAACTCCCCGTCTCTTGATTATAAGCATACTCTTGATAATCAAGATGTCAACAGAAAAGATCACAAATGAAGCAATCCGCCAGCTATTTTCCTGGCCTCATCGGCAAACCATTGCATACCGCGATGTTCAGCCATGTCGGCTAGGATATGCAGCTGCCCCTTTGCCCAGGCATTAACCGTGTGCGAGTTCGCGGCAGTCACCCAGATAAAGTTCAGCTTGTCCAATCGTCTCTTTGTGCATATTGTTCCTGTCATACGGTGGCGATGATGTTTGATCCGTTCTAAAGCCAACCGCGTAAAATCTAAAACAGCTTCTGCTGCGCAGTCTCTCTTAGTATCCTGGCAAGCGCGGCCTCGGCTTAGCATAATGATCTCCGCCTTCTTGTTGGTTCAGCACACTCATGCAACCTCTTTCTCCGGCAAGGTTTTTTTCTACTTATCAGTAATGTTAAGGTGATTCGAGCCGTTTCAGCTTGGCGTAGAGTTCGACCCAGGCAAAAGCAATCGCCCTCGGTGGTCTGCCGTTCGGCCCGTCATCCTCCCACGTCTGCCAAGTGCGGTAGGGTGTCC